TCTCTCTCCCTCACGAATGAGGCGGCCCGTGTAGCACGACACGCCCGGATATGTCAACCTCTTGACAAGGTATTTCTTGCCCGATTTGGCAACTCAGTAAGATTTACGGCGGTATTCTGGCTGAAAATGGCCGTAAATCTTACGGTGCCACATATCCGCAGGTCAGAGGGCTGACCGTAATATTTACGGTCCCTCACCCCCGCGGACCAGCCACGAGAGCGGAGGTGTCGGATGCGCGTCTGCGACTACTGCGCCGGAGAAATTGCGGCGTCGGCACCCCGGAACACGAAGTACTGCTCGGCGAAGTGCCGCAAGGACAGCCAACGCGCACCGGAGCTGGCCGTCGTGCCGTCGACTGCCGAGTCTGAGCCGGATCCGCTGGTGGAGGCGGTGCGTCGCGAGCTGGAAGCCGCGGCCCGGTTGGATACGTCGCTCGGCCAGCAGGCGCTGGCCGCTGCGGAGCGGATGAGCGCGGCGTCGGGCGCGGCGTTCGCGGCGCTGTCGAAGGAGCTGCGGGAGTTGATGACCGCGGCGACCAAGGGCGCAGCCACCGCGGTGGATCCGATCGACGAGTTGAAGTTGCGCCGTGACCGCAAGTCTGGCTAAGCGGCGCCTGGATCCGACGTACTTCACGCACCCGCCGTACGTCGAGACCTACGGCCCCGAGGTCGCCGACCTCGCGGCATTGGCGGGGTTCGCGCCCGACCCTGAACAGGAGATGGCGCTCGATGTCCTGTTCGCGATCGGCGACGACGGACTGCCGCTGGTGTTCGAGTTCGCCGTCGTCGCACCGCGTCAGAACTTGAAGACCGGTCTCAAGAAGCAGGCGGCACTGGGGTGGCTGTACATCACCGAGGAGCGGACGGTGGTGTGGTCGGCGCACGAGATGGGCACGACGAAGGAAGCCTTCCTCGACCTCACGACGTTGATCGAGGATTGCCCTCACCTGCGGAAGCGGTTGGCGCCGGGGCCGTCGAACGGGATCTACCGCGGCAACGGTGACGAGAGCATTGAACTGGCCACCGGGCAGCGGATGCTGTTCCGGGCAAGGACCCATCGCGGTCTGCGTGGCCTGACCGGCGACAAGCTGATCCTTGACGAGGCTTTCGCTCTGCAGTCGGTGCATGTGGGTTCTGTGCTGCCGACGTTGGCGGCGCGGCCGCATTCGCAAGTGCTGTACGGCTCTTCAGCGGGGAACGCGCAAGCAGCGGTCCTACGTGCGATCCGGGACCGCGGCCGTGTGGGCGGTAGCGACTCGCTGGGCTACATGGAGTACTGCGCACCAGAGGGTGGCTGCGCGGACGAGAACTGCACGCACGTGTACGGCCAGGCCAAGGGTTGCGCGCTGGACAACCGGGAGAACTGGAAGGTCGCGAATTCGGCGCTGGGGCGGCGGATCACGATGGCGAAGATGCAGGCGTTCCGCGAATCGGAGCCGCCGATCGAGTTCGCTCGGGAGCATATGGGTTGGTGGGAGGAGCCTGCGGGCGCCGAACTGCCGACTAACACAGCAGACCTGTGGCGGGACCTGCGCGACCCGCAGTCCACGCCGAACGACCCGGTGGCGTTCGGGCTGTATCTGTCGCAGGACCGGTCCGTGGCGGCGATCGCTGTGGCTGGCCGGCGCACGGACTGGAAGATCCACGTCGAGATCGTGCCCGCGAAGAAGGGCGGGGACGCTGATTCGCTCCCTGGCACCGCGTGGATCGCGCCCCGGTTGAAGGAGCTTGCCGACCAGTGGAATCCGTGTGCGGTGATCGTGGACGCCTATTCCGCTGCCTCCAGCCTGATTCCCGCGATCACGGAGGCCGGGGTGGATGTGATCACCACCAGCGCGTCGGATATGGCGCGCGCGTGCGGCCAGTTCTATGACGCGGTCGTCGAGGACGAGCTGCGGCATCAAGGCGCACTGGCGTTGAAGACCGCGGTGTGTTCGGCGAAGAAACGCAACCTGCGGGACGCGTGGGCATGGGACCGCGCCGACCCGAACTCCGACATCACCCAGTTGGTGGCCGCCACGTTGGCCGTACACGGGCTGATAGCCCATGGACCTGAAGAGAAGACCGAGACAGAGGTTTGGGGGTTCTGGGAATGACACTGGCCCAAATCTGGCTGCTCGTCGCCGTTGTGGGTGCCGCCGCGGTCGTGGCCGGCGTCGCCTTGCTGGCTGGGGCGCCGTGGGCGCTGATCACCGGCGGGTTGATGGCGATCGTCGGTGCGGTGCTGTTGGTCGACCCGAGCGAGATGCGCGGTAGGCGCTGATGCCGTCTCTGCTGGCCCGCTGGAAGGGCGGGGACGCCGCTCGCTCGGATATGACCTGGGACGAGTACGCGAACCTGATTCAGCAGTTCCAGTTCAACGGATACACCTACCAAACGGGCCTCCAGCAGACCCTGGCAGGCACGGACACGGAGCGGCCGTCGAGCAACTTCGTTGGCCTCGCGTCCGGTGCGTACGCGTCGAATGGTGTGGTGTTCGCGTGCATGCTGGTGCGCCAGTTGGTGTTCTCCAGCATTCGATTCCGGTGGCAGAACCTGCGCGACGGGAAACCGTCGGACACGTTCGGTACGCAAGAGTTGGCGGTGCTCGAGGAGCCGTGGACAGGCGGCACCACCCAGGATTTGCTGTCGCGGATGATCCAGGACGCCGACTTGGCGGGCAACAGCTACTGGACGCTGCAGGGCGGCGAACTGGTGCGGTTGCGGCCGGACTGGGTGGAGATCGTCGGCGCGAGACGGTACCTGCCGAGCACGGGGCGCAACCGCAACCGCGGCACTGGCCAGGTCGGCTGGATCAAGAAGGGGTACCTGTACACCGAAGGCGGCGCGGCGTCGAACAATGACTCCGTCGCGTTCACCGTGGACGAGGTGGCGCATTTCGCGCCGATCCCCGATCCGCTGGCGGCCTTCGCGGGAATGAGTTGGCTGACGCCGATCTTGCGGGAGATTCAGGCCGATCACGCCATGACGCGGCATCAGCGGAAGTTCTTCGACAACGGCGCCACCCCGAACATGGTGGTCAAGCATGACACCGGTGCCGACATGGAGAAAGTGAAGCGGTTCTCGGAGATGATGGCCGAGAAGCACGCTGGCGTCGAGAACGCGTACAAAACGCTGCATCTCTACCCGGGTGCTGATGCGACAGTGGTCGGCACGAATCTGAAGGATATCGACTTCAAGTCGGTGCGCGGAGGCGGGGAAACCCGCATCGCCGCGGCCGCCGGTGTGCCGCCAGTGATTGTAGGCCTGTCCGAGGGTCTCGCGGCCGCCACCTACTCGAACTATGGCCAGGCTCGGCGGCGGTTGGCGGATGGCACCGCGCATCCGCTGTGGCAGAACGTTTCCGGGTCGCTGAACCGGATCGTGCCCCGGACTGATCGCACGAAGAGTGGCGCGGTGCGGCTGTGGTACGACGCCACCGACGTGCCGTTCCTGCGCGAGGACGAGAAGGACGCCGCCGACATCGCCGCGATCAAGGCGCAGACGATACGCCAGTACATCGACGCCGGATACCTGCCTGACTCCGTGGTCGCCGCAGTGAACGCCAACGACCTCCGTCTGCTCAAGCACAGCGGGCTGTATTCCGTGCAGCTGCAGAAGCCAGGGGGCAACAACCCCGAACCTCAGGGAGAACCGAATGCCGACGGAAACCAAGAACCTGGCGCGTGAGGACCTCTGCAGGTCCGTCCCGTTCACGCTGACCCGTGACGGCGAATCCGATGGCGACGGCCTCACCTTCGAGGGCTATGGCGCGGTGTTCAACAGCCCCACCCGCATCGACTCGTGGGAGGGAATGTTCGACGAGCAGATCGCGCCGGGCGCCTTCAAGAAGTCCATCCGGGAGAAGACCCCCCGGTTCCAGTTCGACCACGGCCACCATCCGCTGATCGGCTCCATTCCAATCGGCCGGATCACCGACATCCACGAGGACACCTCCGGGTTGTATGTCGAGGCGCGACTGTCGGATAACTGGCTGGTCGAGCCGATCCGTGACGCAATCGCCGAAGGCTCTGTCGATGGTATGAGCTTCCGCTTCTCGGTGGTCCGCGATGAGTGGCGCGACAAGGACGGCAAGCTCGTCAAACCCGACGAGGTCCTGGATCTGCTGTGGGATGACCGCGAGGGCCGCGGGCCGCTGCTGCGCACCCTGAAGGAAGTCAAGATCGCCGAAGTCGGGCCGGTCGTGTGGCCGGCCTATGAGGCGACCTCCGCAAGTGTCCGTTCCAAGGTCATCGACCTGGGACGGCTGAATGAACCTGAGCAGCGCAGGCTGCTCGCTCGCGCCGTGTTCCTCGCGGACACGGCCGACAGCTCCCCTGAGGAGCGGTCCGACGAAGAGCCGCAAGACACCACCCCGGTGGCCGTTGAGCACTCGGACGAGGACACCGACACGCCGCAACCCACCCCAGAGGCCGGGGAGCACGAGCCGGAATCCCCCGAACCCGCACCCGTCGACGATGTCGACGCTGCGCGTATGGCTGCGCTCGAGGCGCAGTTCACGCAGGCGTTGAACGAGGTCAAGACGGCGCGGGAATCAACCCCACCCTTAAGGACTCTGAAATGAGTGTCGAACTCACCCATAAGCAGGCGGTGCAGCGCGAGAAGGATATCCAGGACGAACTGGAGCGCCTGAAGGCGAAGACCGAGAAGACAGCGGAGGATCAGGCCAAGGTCGGCCCGCTGGTCGAGGAGTTCCGGAAGGTGCACGCGCACCGCCTGGACCTCGAGCACGACGCAGCCCTGGCCGAGGTCCGTTCCGCCACCGGCGCTCCGCTGAAGGCCGATGATGCCGATCTGGGCCCCGCCCGAGCGGAGACCGAGGTCATCGACCGCACCCGCGGCGCCAGCCTCGGTGGCAAGTACCGCAACCCCTGGGACACCAGCGAGGTCCGCTACGGCCGCAACGGCACCGCCCACGAACTGCGTGAGCGTGCCCTCGACGCGATCGAGCGGATGCCGCACGCCAGCGACAAGGTGCGTGAGGTGTCCACGAACCTCATCGAGACCCACGAGGGCACCCGGATGGCGGAGATGGTGCTCACCACCACCTCCCCGGAGTACAGCTCGGCGTTCACCAAGGTGATTCGTGCCCGCGGCCAGATGGCGGCGCTGAACTCCAGCGAACAGCAGGCCCTTTCGCGCGCGATGTCGCTGACCGACGCCAACGGCGGATACCTCGTGCCGTTCCAGTTGGATCCGACGGTGATCATCGCGGCCAACGGGTCGTTCAACGAGATCCGCAAGATCGCCCGGGTCGTGCAGGTCACCAGTGACGTGTGGCACGGCATCTCCACCGCCGGTGTCACCGGCTCGTGGGACGCGGAAGCTACCGAGGTCTCCGACGATTCGCCGACCATCGACCAGCCGGCCATCCCGGTCCACAAGGGCGCGGTGTTCGTCGCGCAGTCCTTCGAGGTGCAGGAAGACGCCACCGGCCTCGCGGGTGAGGTCGCGAAGATGATCGCGTTCGAGAAGGACCGGATGGAGGCGGTGGCGTTCGTCACCGGTTCGGGTTCGGGCCAGCCGACGGGCATCGTCACCGCGCTGACTGGCACATCCTCGGTGGTCACCTCGACCACGACCGACACCTTCGCGGTCGGCGACGTGTACAAGCTCGACGGCGCCCTTCCCGCTCGGTACGCGGCGAACGGTTCGTGGCTGGGGCATCGCACCACCTACAACCTGATGCGGCAGTTCGACACCAACGGCGGCTCGGCCCTGTGGGGTCAGCTCGCCGACGGACGGTCGAGGGATCTGCTCGGCCGCCCGGATTACGTCGCGGAGGCGATGGACGGCACCGTCACCGCGCTGGCGGAGAACTACGTCCTGATCTTCGGCGACTTCTCCAACTATGTGATCGCGGATCGTTTGGGGACGACACTCAGTTACATTCCGCACCTTTTTGGCGCGAACGGTCGTCCGACTGGCCAGAGTGGTTGGTACGCTCATTTCCGAGTTGGTGCAGACTCGGTGAACGACTCAGCTTTTCGGATTTTGAACGTTACGTAGTCACACCCTAGTGCGTAATGTTCAGGCCGAGTTGGTCCTTAGCTCCTGTTAGTATGAGCATGCCCGCCGCTGATCACGGCGGGTAGGAGCCTCCGAATCGCCAAGGGAATTCGGAGGCTCCGCTCGCCCTTGGGAGATATGTTGAGCAACGTTCGTAAACTCGTATGCACTGAGTGCTCCGGAGAGTTCCAGCAAGCCATTCGCCGCGGCGCCCGTAAGGCGCTGGTGTGCTCCATGGAGTGCAAGAAGATTCGGGCGAATCGGCTGGACCGCGAGTCCTACCAGCCCATCTCGGACCGCCGCAAGCGCGGCTCTAACCAGCATTGCGAAGTCGCAGGGTGTGATGGGCGCGCGAAGTCCAAGGGCCTGTGCGCGATGCACTACGCGCGACTCCAGGCGTCGGGCGACCCCGGTGTTGCTGGGCAACTGAGACTGCACTGCTGGGTTAAGGGATGCGAGTCGGGAACATGGGCGCGAGGCCTGTGCCGTCTGCATTACGAGCGGATGAATAGGACCGGCGATCCGGGGCCGCTGCGGCGCAAGAAGAAGCCGAACGGCGAAGGCCGAAGCATCGTCCGGGGCTACGTAAGAATGGTTGCCCCGGATGGGCGAAGGATCGACGAGCATCGCTTTGTGATGGAACAACATCTGGGACGTCTGCTGGCGGACTTTGAGAATGTTCATCACAAGAATGGCATTAGACACGACAATCGGATCGAGAACCTGGAGCTGTGGGTCAAGCCACAGTTAGCAGGGCAGCGGGTCGAGGATCTCATCGAATTCGTTGTCCAGGCATACCCGGATGAGGTCGCCGCAGCTCTCAACAGGAACGCACGGCCTTCTGCTGCCTGATTTGGAGGTGACCGGTTGGAATTCGACCCCGGCCGGTTGCAGTCAGCCCTAGCCGCCATCCCCGAGGATGCCTGGTCGCTGCCCAGCAGCTACGCCGAGACCCGTGTACATCACGGCTATCGGCGCGTGGTGCTGGTCAGCGCCGGGCAACCCTGGGAACACGCGCACCACTTCGGATTCGTCCTCGACCGTCTCGCCCCGATTCAGGAGGCGTGGCTGTCGAGGATCGAACCGCAGGGGTTCATCGCCCCGCATCGTGACGCCGGGCCGTGGCGGGAACGCTGGCAGATTCCCATCGCTGCGGCTGGGGAGTGGTGCGGCGCCGAGACCTTCATCCCAGCAGACGGGCAAGCGTTCCCGGTGGAGCACTGGGCGCGGCACTCGGTCATCAACAACACCGGCCTGCCCCGCATCCATCTCGTCCTGGACCGGGATGTGTGGCTGAGTCGGGCACCCGAACCGTTCGAGGTCTACCCGATCCCAGACGACATGACCGACCTGGTTCAAAGGAGTCTCACGTGAAGTACAGGTGCATCAACGCATTCGCGACCGGCGACCGGATCTACACCGGCGGGGAGGAAGTCGACGAAGGCGACCAGATCCTTAAGACCCACCGCGGCCACTTCGCTGAAGTGACCAGTCGGCCGGGAGTGTTCGAGGCCGCGACCGCCGAGGAAGGCACCGGCCAAGAAGGCGCCCGCGAAGAAGGCCGCGCCGAAGGCGGAGCCCGCCAAGTCCGAGAGCAAGACGGACGACGGTGATAAGGCCGACGAGAAGGACGAGAAGTCCGCCTCGAGCAAGGCTGAGGCCGAGAAGAACGACAAGGGCGACGATGCGTAGGACCCTGTACGGACGCTGCCTCGTACAACAGGCGCTGACATCGGCGGTGCGCACCAACGGCACCGTCAACGGCGCCACCGTCGATCTCGGCCTGTACGGCAACGACTTCCGCACCGTCCTGTTCATCGTGTCCACCGGCACCATCACCGATGGCTCGCATGCGATCACGATGCAGGACTCGCCGGACGGCACCACCTGGACGGCGGTGCCTGCATCCAGGCGCCAGGGCTCACTGCCCACAATCGTCGCGGCCAACGACGACACGGTGTTCGAGTTCGGGTACATCGTCGGCACCAACCAGTACGTGCGCCTGGTAGCCACAACCTCCGGGGCGACCACGGGTGGAGCGTTCTCGGCGGTCGCCGTGTGCTCCGAAGGCAGCAACTCCGCGGTGGCGCGTTCCTGATGGCTCCGCTCGCATCGACCGACGACCTGCGGAAGTGGAAGCAGCTCGACGTGGGCGAGTTCGACACCGACGCTGCGACGCTGGCCGTGGCGGGCGCAACCGGAATGATCCGGTCCCACTGCGGTTGGGATATCAGCCAGGCCACCGTCACCGACGCTGTCCTCGACGGGCCCGGTAGCCGGAATCTGTGGCTGCCCACGTTGAAGTTGACCGCGGTCGCGTCGGTGGCGGTGAACGGTGACCCGTTGACTGTCGGCACCCAATACGACTGGACCGGTTACGGAAAGCTGATCCATCGCGGGTGCTGGCCGTCCACACCGAGGTCTATCACCATCACCTACACCCACGGCTGGAACCCGGTCCCGGACGAAGTGAAGACCGCGGCGTTGATCCTCGCCGGGCTGCTGTACAGCAACCCCGACATGGCGGCGTCCTTCAGTGAAGCGTGGGGCCCGTTCAATGAGTCCCGCTCGTATGGCTCGGACCTACCGCCGATGATCGCGTCGATGCTGGGCCGGTACGTTCTCCAGGATCCGGGCTGATGTTCCGGCTGAAGCACACCGCCGGGCACCGCGTGTACAGCGAGACCGGCGGCCAAGACGCACACGGCAACGACATCCCCGCCTGGGCCGAACCGGTGAACGTGCCAGCGATCTGGTGGTCCCCATCGTCCACGGAACCCGCAGTCGCCGGCCATGACCGGGTCGCGGTGGATGTGGTGATGGTCGTCGACTCCTCCCTGAACGTGTCCCCGCACGACCGGATGGTTCTCAACGGGCAGGAGTACGAGGTGATCGGGTTTCCCGAGGACTACGACCACGGCCCCGGTCGGCCAGCGGGACGCAAGCCGATCAACCTACAGAGGGTGGACGGATGAGCTACGCCGAGCATGTGATCCTCAACCTCGACACGAGTGAGATCACCATCGCGGGTGAGACGTTCCCCTGGTACTTCTCCGGCGCCGAGCCCGCGGTGATCAAGGGAGAACACGGCGAACCACTGCCGGGCCTCACGCTCACCATCGCGTGCGCGGATCTCACGGTGATCTCGCCGGGAAAGATGATCAATGGCTGAGTCACGGATCGAATGGAACCCTGACGCCTTCTACAAGCTGCGCAGTGCGCCCGGCGTGGTGCGCGACCCCGACGCGCGCGGCCGCGCGGTCCTGGAGGCCTGCGGGGGTGAAGCGGCGGGGTATGTGATGACCAGCGAGCAGGGTGCGCGAAGCCCCGAGGGCCGCTGGCAGGTCTCGGTGATCGCCGCCACCGAAGAAGCCCGCATCGACAACGGACGCCACAACACGCTCGTCCGGAACTTCGGGGCTGCTCGTGGCTGAAGTCATCGCCGCGGTCGGCGTCGAAGCGTTCTACGTCGCGTATATGAAGGCGCAGTTCGCCTCCCGCAACGAGACCGCGCGGGTCGCGACCAAGGTCCCTGCCGTCCGGCCGGACCGCATGGTGCGGGTGTCGCTGATCGGCACGGTCCGCCAAACCATCGTGCACTTCTACTCCCGGCTGCTCGTCGAATGCTGGGCCGAAAACGAAACCGAAGCTGCGGATCTGGCGATGCTCGCGTATGCGCTTACCAACGCCCTGGAGGGCGAGGTGTCCAGCGGCGAATTCGTCTCCCAGGTCGTCACCGTCGGCGGCCCCGCGAACAGCCCGGACCCGGACGTCGGGCCGCGGTATCAGTTCACCGTCGACCTGCTCATGACAGGCGCGGTCATCTAACTTCCCCCGGCAACGGAGGGAGGCCCCATCCATTCAGGGCCTGCGAATCCTGAAGGGACAGACAATGGCTGGTAACTCCGTTGCCAAGATCGGTATCGGCGCACCGCTCGCCACCGGCGGGATTATGGTCGCCGCGGAAGGCACCACCCTGCCGGTCGGTGTGTCGAGCGCTACCACCGACTTCACGAAACTCGGCTATGTTGCCGACGATGGCCTGCGCCCCTCTGGTGAGCGCACCTCCACCGACATCTACGACTGGGCCGGCGACCTCATCTACTCGCCGCAGGAAAACCACTCCACCCAGTTCCAGTTCAAGCTGCTCGCCGCGTTCGACGGCGACGTCCTGTCGGAGGTGTTCGGCGAGGACAACGTCACCACGGTCGGTTCGCTGACCACGGTCGAAGAGACCGGTGAGCCGCTGGGTATCCACCCGTGGCTGTTCGATATGCGCGACAAGTCCAAGCGTGTCCGCATCGTCGTCCCGGCCGGGCAGATCACAGCAGTATCGGAGGACCCGTTCGTCCGCAACGCATTGCAGGCGTTCGACGTCACCCTCACCTGCTACAAGGACGACAACGGCCGCAAAGCCTACCGCTACTACGACGACGGCTCCGCGCCATCGGCACCGTCCATCACTTCGCGCGCGCCGTCGGGGAACCTCGCCACCGCTGGCGGGGACATCCTGTACCTGACCGGCACGAACTTCACCGGCACCACCGCGGCGAGCGTCGGCGGAACGGCGGTCCTCGACTTCTACATCGTCGACGACCAGCACCTGATCATCACCACCCCCGCCAAGTCGGCGGGATCGCACAACATCGTGGTGACCAACGCGACCGGCGCTTCGTCCGGGTTCGCGGTCACCTACGCGTAACAGACCCCGGCGGCGCGGTTCACCTCGCAGGCCCGCCGCGCCGCCGGGCCCTTCGGGGCTTCCGAATAGAGCCTGCGACCAATGAAAGGGCCTGCGTTGCCTTTCCAGATCCCGGAGCCGGGCGGCTCCAAGCCGGAGAACCGGTTCGAGTTCGAGCACAAGGGCAAGACCTACTCGATTCCGAAGCTCGAGTTCCTGTCGGCTGACGCCACGAAGTATGTCGAAGATGTGTCGACCGGGAAGATCCCCGATGCGGGGCTGACCGAGTACATCCGGACGCTGTTCTGCAAGGCCGAACCAAAACTGCCGAAGACCCTGTTCGATGGGCTCTCTCGCGATCAGATCGTCGCCTTGCGGGACGCCTGGTACGAGTCCTCGAAGGTGACCGCGGGGGAATCCTCGGCCTCCGAGAGTTCATAAGGAACCACGAGGAGGCCGTCACTGCCGACCTACTCGACCGCGACCGGCGTGTCAGTGACATCGGGACGGTGTGGTCGTGGTTCGAGTTCCGTTGCTGGCTCAAATACCTCGGCGATAAATCCGCCGTCGTGCGTGAGCGCCGTGCCCGCGCCGCGGAGGAAGCGATCCCTGAAGAGCAGCGAGTGATAGGCGGCCGCGGCGACGCGCTGCCGATCGACCAACTGGAAGCCGCGATCGGCTGGAGATGAGAAGAGGTGAGGCGTGGCCGTTGAACTAGCCACTGGTTACGTCTCTCTCGTCCCTGAGACCAGCACCCTCGCCCGGGAGGCCGGTCGGGCGTTCGATCGCGTCGCCAACGACCTCCAGCGGCGGTTCGCGCGGGCGTTCAACGATTCCGGTCAAGCATTGGAGGGCACCTTCGCTCGGGCCGGGCAATCGGCTGGGCAGGCGGGCGGAAGGGCGGCCGCTAGAGGATTCAGCAGCCAACTGAATCAGATAGACGCATCGGCGTTCAATCGCATTGCTCGTGGCGCCGAAGGTGCGGGCGAAGAGATTCGGCGGCTCAACCGCTGGCAGCTGAACGACCTGATCCGGGAAGCGAACCGAGCGGGGCAGCAGCTGGGTTCCGAGATACCGGCTGGCGCAGGCAATGCCGAACGGGCGCTGCGCAGGCTGGACGCTCAGGGCCTGGAGAATCTGCTTCGTAGCGCTCGTGAAGCGCAGCGGGCATTGGGCCGCGTGGACGATGAGGCTGCGCAGGCAACCCGGTCGGCCGGTAGTGCGGCCCGGGCTGCTGGCGCGGACAGCGGACAGCAGGCAGCCGAGGGGATGGGCGATAAGCTTGCCAATCTGCTCGGCGGCAAGGCCGGCATCATCGGCAGTACCGTCGCCGCCGCATTCTCGCTGGCTGGCTTCACCGCTGGCGGCCTCTTCGTCAAGGCCATCCAGCGGGGGATGGAGCAAGAGCAGGCGCTCGACCTCGCTCAGGCCAGGCTGGGCGTTGATGACGCGGTCATGCACAGGATCGGCACGGCCGCAGGGCGCGCCTACGCTGGCGCCTTCGGCGAGTCCGTTGAAGAGAACGTCGACACCGCCCGCCGCGCCATCCAGTCCGGGCTGCTGGACCCGAACGCGACCGCGCAGGAAACGCAGCAGGTCATTCAACAGTTGTCGGGAATCTCCCAACTCATGGGGGAGGAGATTCCCGCGGTCTCCCGGGCGGCGGGCCAGGCGATCAAGACGGGCATCGCCGGGAGCGCCACCGAAGCGTTCGATCTGTTCGCCACGGCCGAACGCAATGGGCTGAATGTGTCCGAGGACTTCCTCGACACCATCACAGAGTATGGCACCCAGTTCCGGAAGCTGGGGTTGTCCGGGCCAGAGGCGATCGGCCTGATCAACCAGGCCGTGAAGGCCGGCGCTCGGGACTCCGACATCGCCGCGGACGCGATCAAGGAATTCGCGATCCGGGTGGTCGACGGGTCCGACTCCACTGTGGAGGCGTTCCAGACCCTCGGGTTCGAAGCAGACGACCTGACTGCCAAGTTCTCTCAGGGCGGCTCTACGGCCCGCGCCGCGGTCGGCGACCTGCTGGCGAAGATCCGGGAGATCGAAGACCCGGTCGAGCGGAACAAGGTCGCGTTGGCCCTGTTCGGTACGCAGTTCGAGGACCTCGGCGACGCGCTGAACCAGTTCAACCTCGATACTGCGGTGAACTCCTTGGGCCAGGTGGCCGGTGCCGCGCAGAACGCCCTGAACGCAGTGGGCGGCAACGCCGCCACCTCCATCGAGGGTGCGAAGCGGTCCATCGAGACAAGCGCTGACGCGATCGGCGCCGCTCTGGCGAAAGCGTTCGGCCCCGAACTGGCGAAGGTCGCCGACTGGGTGACCAAGCACCAGCCGGAAATTCTCGGGTTCATGGGCAAGCTCGCCGACGGTGCGATCGCCACCGCGGACGCATTCCTCAGCTTCGCCTCGATCTCCCTCAATGCTTTCGCAGACCTCGCTGAAGGCGTGGGGCCCATCCTCGAGCAGACGCTGGACCCGATCGGCAAGGTCGCCGAGGTCATCGGCAAGCTCACCGGCAGCGAAGGCCTCGAGGATCTCGGGCACACGTTGCAGGAGATGGAGAACACGATGCGCGGTGCCGCCGACGGCGCCCGCGACATCGCCGACGGCATCGACAATTCCGCCCGCCCCAGCTTGGACCGGATGCGCGCCAGTGTCGCCGAGAACATCGCCGAAACGCGGCATGCCGCTGAAGTAACCAGAGCGCTGGGCGACACGGTCACCGCCCTGCCTGACGGCCACGACATCATCATCAAGGAGAACACTCCGGAGGTTCAGGCACGGCTGGAGGCGCTGGGCTTTCGGGTAACCCATATGGAAGATGGGCAATTCCGAGTAGAAGCCAACACGGCGGAAGCCCAGCAGAGACTGAACGACTTCATCAATACCAATTCCGGGAAGGCTATCCCGGTCGAGATCATGGCCAGTCTCTCGGCGCAGTCCAGGGCGCTGAATGCGGAGGTGGACCGCGCGTCCAGGGCCCAGCCCGGAACGATGGCGGCAGTGCCCCACTACGCCCGCGGGACGGGCGCACGCGGCGTCGTACCCGCGCTTGCTAGCGGCGGCCTGGCTGGGCGGACGCTGGAAGGCCGGTTGTGGGGGCCGGGTAACGGCCGCTCCGACAGCATCCTGGGCATCGGTCCGGACGGCATCCCGACAGCGTTGGTGTCCGCCGGTGAAGGCGTGATCAACGCGGCGGCCATGGCCCGCAATGGCGTCGGCGATCTCGTTGCCGCGCTTAACCGCGGATGGGTGCCGCCAGCGGATTACGTGCGCGACATCGTCCGTGGTGGCGCCCGGCTGTGGCACGGCAACTACGACGGCAGCCTGCGCGCGCTGGGAATCGAAGAGGACAACCCTCTGGTCGCTGGGTCGATCGGCCTGCGTGACCTTCTGGTCAACGGCGACTACACCAGTAGCCTCCGCGACACGTTGGGCGTCGAGGAAGACAACCCGCTGATCTCCGCGGCGCTGGGGTTGCGGTCGCTGGCGCACGGCAACTACGACAGCCGTCTGCGCGACTTCGGCATCGAAGAGGACAGTCCGCTGGTCGCGGCGGGAATCGGCGCCGGCGCACTGCTGATGCGCGGCGACTACAACCCGAACCTGCGGCAATTCGGCATAGAGGAAGACGATCCAATCGTCGACGCCGGTATCGGGGTCGGGGCGTTGATGCGCGGTGATTACGCCGCCAACCTCCGCCGGTTGGGCATCGAGGAAGACGACCCGCTGGTCGGCGCGGCGCTGGGAGCCCGGAATTGGTTGGCGAACCTGCCGAACTTCGCAGAAGGCGGCGTGGTTCCGGGCAAGCGGTTGGCGCAGTCTCTCGACCCCGCCAAGTATCAGATGGGCGGCTTCTCGACCTCGGCGATCGACTGCTCCGGTCTGGTGTCGGCGGTCGTCAACGACGCGCTGGGCAAGCCCGCGTTCTCCTCCCGCATGTCGACCGTGTCCGAAGGTCAGTGGCTGGCCGCTCTCGGCGCGAAGCCGGGACTCGGCGGGCCTGGGGATATCTCGGTGGGCTGGTACGACAACGGCGGCGGAGCCAACGGCCACACAGCCATGACGCTCGGTGACGGCACCAACGTGGAGTCCAACGGTTCGGAAGGTGTCGTGGTCGGCGGCAAGGTCGGCGCGAACCATCCGATGTTCACCCAGCGCATGCATATTCCCGCGGCTCTGCTGCGCGGCGGAGACCTCGGCGGCCCAGCCACCGGCGCGCCTGGTGGAGCGGGGGCGCGCCCTGGCGGATCCGGCGGCGCAGGCACTGGCGGTCTGGGTGGCGGCGCTGCCGCGGGCGCGGCCGGAGGAACATTCGGCGGAGTCGAGGTTCCCGCTGGTGTCACACCGGTGTGGATCGTCGGCAGCAACGTGGCGGGCGCATCCGGCTCGTCCAGCGCTGCCGCCGGGTCGAGTAGTTCCCCGTCCACGACCGCCGCTCCGTCGGAATCGTTCGCGCCCCAAGCGTCCACGCAACCCGCTCCGATGCCCGACATCGGAGCGCGAGCGCTGCAGGCAGGCGGCAACTTCCTGAACGCCAACCTCGACCAGTTCCTCGGCGATATCGGTCTGCGCCGTGAAGGAGGAGCCATCCAAGCACTCGCCAAGGTCATCTTCGACGCCATGGCCCGCGCCACCAGTGAAGCGGTCGCCCAGGCCACCCGCAACCCTGGTTCGCTGATCCGGCACGCGGGACGTCCGTTCTGATGCTGCAGATCATCATCTACGGCTGCGACGGCTCCACCTGGATCGTCCACGGGGACGGCGCCGGACGCGAGGGCGTACGCCTTGGCAAAGACCAGGTGAAGGGCTTGTTCGCAGCACCGGTCCGGACGGCATGGAAGGCCGGCGCCCGCCAGTCCGGCGGCGCGATGAAAGGCATGTGGCACGACTGGCGGGATCTGTCCCTCGGCTTCCATGTCGTGGCCGGCCGGAACCAAGAGACCGTGATGTCGAAGTTCCGGCAGGCGTTCGACTATCGCGAAGACGAATGGGATTGGGACGCACGGCTGGCGCGCATCGAGGTGCGCAGCGACCTGTCCACCCGCTCCCTCGACGTTCAACTGTATGAGAAGCGCGACTTCGACCCTGGCGTCGACCCGCTGGTCACCGGCCACGGCAACCCCATCCTGCCGCTACGCGCAGGTCAGCCGTTCTGGTACGAGGACGACGAGATCTCGACATGGTCGACCGCCTCCACCTCTGGCAGCGGATACGTGAAGGTGCACAACCCGACCGACACGGTGATGCGGCACAAATGGATCCTCACCCGCGGCCAGTGGACTCTTCCCGATTTCTCGTGGGAAGGCCCGCCGGGGGAGAGGCGGTTCGGTGTCAGCAAGCTGACCGGCCGCGATGACCGTAACCGCACCATCCTCATGCCGAGCATCACCGCGGTGCAGGGCGGCGCCGTGGTGGACCTCGACCCTATGAAGCTGATGGTCCGCGATGCGCACGACACCAACATCCTCGGCCAGATGCCCGTGCCGGGTCGGTATTTCGAGTACTCGATCCCCCCGAAGACTCCACCTACCAACCTGCCTGTCTCCGTGATCAACGCTCCGGCGGGGGTCGGCGCGATGGTGCAGTTGGTGCAGCCGCGGCGCTGGCTGGAAGCGATCGGAGGCCAGTAGATGCCCACGGTCGACCTCGGGGCGAGTCTGCTCGACCAGTGCAACGCGATCTGGGCGGCCACGAAAGCCAACGAGCAGGCCGAACTCAACCTCCGCAAAGTCCCGCCGGTCGTGTGTCTGTGGGACGGAGAGATGCGGCTGCAACACCTCGTGCAGGCCGAGTACTCCTGCAGCTTCGAGATCATCGACGGCGACACCGGCGCTTACGAACTGCGCCACCCCTTCGATCATCCTGTCGGGCAGTGGCTGTGGGATGAGCAGGGCCGCTTGGATCGCGGCGAGAAACGCAACATCAACATCACTGTCGAATATTGCGGCTCCCGCCTCGGCGGACTGCTCGAGTACGTCGAACTGGAGCAGGACGAGGACGGCGACCAGGTTGTGGTCGCGCGCTTCGCCTCCGACTACGAGCGCCTGAAGTGGTACTCGGTTTGGGCCAACCCGTTCTTCCCTGAATGGATTCAGTGGCCGCAGATTTGGATCGGGGCGGGCCCGATCCCGTGGCTGCTGTCGGTGGCCCTCGACCTGCAAATCATGCGTGAGGCCGGATCCTACTGGGCCCTGCCGTCGGACCCCATGGACCCGAATCAGCGCGGCCCCATCGAGACCGCGCAAGCCACCTGGTCGACCGTTGTGAAGCCGATCAGCTTCGTCGACTCCATGGCCTCCGGTGCGCTGTGGGGGATCCTGATCTCCCGCTTCAAGAACTTCCACGACGTCGCGAAAGCACTCATGGAAGACGGCGAGATCACCTGCGTGATCCGCCCCTACCTCGAAGGCGATCCTGAGCCGTGGCCGGGCGCGAATTTGCGCCACGGAACCCGCGTCGTCTCCTTCGAGGACCGCTCCGGCACCTACACCGGCACCAGCCACGGCGGCACGATCTGGGACGGCCTGGTCCGCACGGTCAACGAGTTCGTCGGCGACATGATCGACTCCACCGAATACCTCGTCACCGACACGTCGATCCCACCCGACTACTACATCCCCGGATCGAAACGCACCCAGAAAGAACTGCCGTTCGTCGTCTGGCGCGACGGCGAGGAAACGGGGCTCACCGGCTACCGCTACCGACGTACCCCATCCAAGGGCATCCAAGTCGTCACCGGTGGCCACTCCATGCCCGGTGTCAACGAGGCCATCTCCGCGGCAATCCAGATGGCTGGCGACCTCATCGCAGCCATGATCGGTGTCCCGCCGGTCGGCGGTGCTTTGGACGCAATCTTGGCTCCCCTCTACACCGACGCCCTGCTCGCGTGGATGGTCGCCCGCTCCTCAAGCAGGGCCCAAAACCAAGGCTGGACACGGTACTTCGAGTACTTCCAAGAGGGCAGCAACAAGGCCTACACCCTGTCCAGTCTGATCGTGCTCCGAGCGGGCATCTGGGCAACAAGGGCTTTCGACGCCACCACCTTCTCTGCCGGTGACGGGGCACCCTTCCTGATCGGCGAGTCCGGGCATGTGTGGCTCGGCGACCGCGCGGGCTACACGATCCGAGGCGACACCTCCGGGCGAATTTATATGGACAGGATTTCCAAGGTGCGGCTGTCCTGGTCCCGCGACGAGCCGGTGGAGTGGACCCTCACCGTCGGCGACGACCGCGCCCTCCAGGATCCGCTGGCCCGTGCATGGGAACGGATCGAAGCGATCATCTCAGCCCTTCAGCAGCTGGGAGTGGTGTGAGCCCGGCTGAGACGCCGCCGCTGGGCACGCTCAGCGTCGAGCCGACGTGCGCAGACGCGGCACTGACGGGAGCCGCTGTGCCGGAAGTACGTGTTCGCTTCGTTCAGCTCATGCCCGGACTTGCAATGCGTTTTTCGCGCTTCGCGATGTCGACCATGGCGTACCAGGTCGCGGTTGTTCTCGGCGCTGGTGTCGTACCGCAAGTTCGACAACCGATTGTCGGCCGTGCCCCCAACGCCGTGGCAGATGACAAGGTGTGCGGGGCGCGGTCCGACGAACGCGGCCATGACGAGAGTGTGAATCAGATGCGTATGACGGACGCCCAGCTTGGAGAGTTTGACCGCCAGGTGGCCAGCGCTGTCGTTGGGGCAGCCCTGCAGGATCCGACCAGGCCGGTGCTGAACGCTTGATCCCTTGGATCGCACTGTTCGCGGTAGTGATCTGACTCGACCGAGGTCGGAGACCTCATAGAAGCCCTCATATCCAAGTACAGGCTTCCAGGTTTCGGTAACGTGATGCATGTAGCCACTCCTCAATCAGTGGTTGCCACAGCCCCGGGCCGTTCCAGCGGTCGCGGGGCTCCTGCATTCCACGCTACCGGCGGGCACCGACAAGAAAGCGTGGAAACCGTTGGAGCAGAACACCCTCCCGAACAACAGCACCCAACTCGGCCTGATCGACGGCAAACGGTTCGAGGACTGGCCGAAATGGGACAGCCAAGGAGTTCCGCTTCGTGAGAACTGCGACCCGAACAACCCGAGGCAGCGGTTCCTCTGGATGTACACCGCGCTCCCCGGCATCAAGGGCGCTCCTCTGCTGATGCCCGTCGACTACTGGGAAATGGTCTCTTGGCGGCAGTGCGTGCTCGGCGCCGGGATCGTCGGCGAACCCGGATTGAAGTACGTGCCCCCGCCGACGATGGCCAACCCCTGGACCGCGTCCGGACGATGGGCCGACCTGAGCGAGCCGGAGGAGCAGCGCGCCACCCTCGCGGAGGTCATGGAACAACACCTCACCGCCGCGGACAAAGCCGAGATTCGCGGTTTCGTCGAGGAGAAGCTGGGCCTTCGGCAGGACATGCAGGGCATCATCGGCTCCAGCCAGTACCGGATCGCCGATCTGGCGAAGCGACTGGACGTCGAAGTGTCCGAGATGATCTGCATCCTCGCGGACTTCGGACTCACCGTCACTGAACAGTCCCTGGTGGACCGTTCTGTCGCTGATCGCATCGTCACCCACCTGGGGCTGTGATGTTCGACCCGGCAGTGCACACGGTGCCGGAGGTCCTGGCCTACCTGGATGCGATCGACGACCCCGCAGAGGTCGGGCGTGTACTCGCCGCTGAGCGAACGAGCCTGGCGCGAATGGAGATCCTCAGCCGATTCCCCGACATGAAGGGAGGCAGGACGGTCCCATGAAACTCCTCGACTTCTCCGCAGCCCTGATCGATCCGCGGGCCATCAAGGACGCTGGGTACGCGGGAGTGATCGGCTACTTCTCCGAATCGCGGCCCGGCACCAATTTCGGTGCTAAGCCGCTCCCCAAGGACTACTGCGACCGGCTCCGCGCCGCGGGGCTGGAGATAGTGAGTAACTACCAGTACGGCAAAGGCGACACCTCCGACTGGTACGGCGGGTACGACGGAGGTGCTCGGCACGCCGAGACCGCGCTGCGGCTGCATCGTGAGGCGGGCGGCCCGGAAAACCGGCCGATCTACGCGGCTGTCGACGCCAATCCGAGCCTGGAGCAGTGGAACACCTTCATCGCCCCATTCCTGCGCGGCTGGGCATCGGTGATCGGTCTGAAATGGACCGGCATGTATGGCAACTCGCGCTGCATCGAGTGGGCGCTAGAGGACGGCGTCGCCACCTGGTTCTGGCAGCATTTTTGGGAGTCGTGAGGCCATGGAAATTTGGCGCCCTGTCCCCAGATGGCCCGAGTATGAAGTCTCGAACATGGGCAGGGTGCGTTCCCTGCCACGGACGATTCTTCGCCGCGACGGCGTGGAGATTGAACGGAAGCTACTGATCCTCAGGCCGAGCACCCAGCATGGCCCGACCCCATATCAGCGGGTATCGCTGAGGCGTCCTGGCATACGCAGCGTAGTCGCGGTCCATCGCCTGGTCTTGGAGGCCTTTGTCGGGCCTTGCCCTCCTGGCATGGAGGCGTGCCATGGCCCGACAGGTGCACGCGACAACAGACTGAGCAATCTCCGCTGGGACTCACACAGAGAGAACTGCGAGGACCGCGATCGGCGGCACTCGACCCACTACATGTCGGCGCGAAACCGGTGCTGCCGCGGCCACATCTACGCCGAGGGGAGTTTCCGCATTGCGAGAGGGTCTCGCTCGACGCGGATATGCAGGCGATGCGAAAGGGAACGGGTCCGTGGACGCCGATGATATCTACCGAACGTACGGCAAGCGTATTCACCCGGCTGCCCATATCGCCCAGGTCCGGATTGACAAAGACCGAGTGGACGGCACCGGTGTCGACATAAACATCGCACTCAAGGACGACTACGGCCGATGGTCGAAGGCCTCAACACCTACGGAGATCATCACGGTGACAAAACCGGATTATCGCGAGATCGAGCAGATGGGCAGCTCGGCATCGAGCCGCCACGGCGCCCGCATCGAAAACTTCCTGCTGCACACGCAGGAGGGCAACGGGGACGCGGAGAGCCTCGCGGGCTACCTCAACAACAGCCGCAACGGCGTGAGCTACCACTACACCGTCCGCGACGGGGTGGTGGTCGACGTGGTCGACACCGACCTAGCGAGTTGGTCTGTGCTGGACGCAAACCCGTACACGATCAACCTCTGCTTCGCCGGTAGCCGGGCTGGATGGTCACGTGACGAATGGCTGCGCATCCGGGATGACATCCGGATCGCGGCATGGCTCGCGGTGCAGGACGCCAAGAAGTACGGCTTCGACACTCACGTGATCGCCCCGCCCTACGAGCGCCGCTCCGGTATCTCCGATCACTGCTACGTCACCGAGTGCCTGGGAATCGGCAACCACACCGATGTCGGCCCGAACTTCCCCTGGGACGTGTTCGCCGAAGACGTGCGCGAGTTCGCCACCGGCGCACCCGCCGGGCCGCCGCCGAACGCGATCGACGACGTCGCAGCCGTCACGTCGTGGCTCGGCGCACGGCGCACCGTCGGCGAGAACGCCACCCCCGACGGGATCGGCCGCTACGCCGAATTCGAGAACGGCCACATCTACTGGCATCCCGCGACCGGCGCGCACGCCATCCCCGCCAGCCTGTTCGGCAAGTTCAGCGAGCTGGAGTGGGAGCAGGGGCCGCTCGGATACCCGGTCACCGACCTGACGCAGCTGGACGGCGGCGAGGTCCAGGGCTTCCAAGGCGGCGCGCTCTACCGCCACGACAACTGCGCGCCGGTGTGGGTACACGGCGCTATCCGTGCCCGCTGGCACCGCTCCGGCTCCGAGACCGGCCCGTTCGGCTGGCCGCTCGCCGATGAAGAGGAACTGTCCGGCGGCGAGATGCGGCAGCGGTTCGAACATGGGCAGATCGTGTGGCCCGGCCGCCGCGACACCGTCGCCCTGCTCAACAACGGAGGTCCGGACACTCCCGTCCCGGACCGCGACTGAAGGGAAAGACCATGAGCAAACTGATCTCCATCCTGCGCGCCGAGCCGGTCCGAGCGCTCCTCTGGCCGGTGCTGGTGGGTATCGCTGGCTATCTCGTTGTCCGCGGTGCCGTGGATAAGTTCTCGGCGGACATGATCCTCGTCCTCGTCGCCGCCATCCTCGGCGTGCCCGCAGCGGAGATCGCGCGCGCGAAGGTCACTCCGGACGCGAAGCTTCGCGCGGGAATGCCCAGTGAGCGTGGGTAGTGCTGGTCTACCTGCTCGCGCAGCAGGCTGACCCACTTACTTCCACCCTTCCGCAGTACGGCGCTATCGGCGTAATCGCACTCATATGCATCTACGCCGTCTACAAGCTGTTCACCAACCTTGTCGAAGCGCACAAGTCTGAAATAGAGCGGATCGAGCTGTCGCATAAGGATGCGATTCAGCGCGCCGATTCCGCATACGACAAAGAAGTTTCGCGTGGCGATCGGCTCGAAAATGAGCTGCGCGAACTCAATCGGCTCATCAACGACAAGCTCGCCGGGGAGCTTGTGCGGGCCACTGACGCCATTCGGGAGGCGTTCGAAACCATGCACGAGCAGCGCAGGCGGCTGTGATGCCGGAGAAGTACGAGCGCGACCACGACAACCTGGACCAAACCCTGCGTCAAACGCACGAGACGGTAGGTAGGTTGCGGGCCTTGCTCGACGACCTGGCGAGCCAGATAAATGATCTTGAGACCGAGATACGGCCTCGCCGGAAAGGGGACCCGTGATGGATCTCGCCGAATTGGTGACTGCGGTGGACAGGCTACGACAAGTGGTCACCGAATTGTCGGAGAGAGCGGAAACCCAGCAGAGAGTCCTCGACCGCCTCGACAAGGTCTCTACCGATACCCGCATGAATCGAGTCGGCCTGAAGGTGGCAACAGTCGGCGTCGCTTTCAACCTGGCGTTGACGGGTTTTGTCGGCTGGCTATTCGTGCGGGTCGAACACACCACGCGTGAATTGCAGGATGTCCAGAACCGTACATCGTCTGAAATCCTCTGCCCGCTCTATCAAGTGTTCGCGCTGAGCATCAAAGCGAATCCGCCGTCACCGAATCTCAGCCCTGACCAGGCCAAGGTCCGTGAGAACGCCGCGAACACGATCCTCGCCGGTCTCGAAAAAATGAGGTGTGCATGATCGGAGGTGAGCAGTGACCGCCCCCGACGGGAGTAGGCCACCTGGCGCCCTCGGTGTCGGCCTGTTCACCGCATGGTCGACCCAGACGGCGGACCGCGCGAAGGGTGAGATGCGCGGCGGTGTCGTCGGCAGCTTCAACAACGCCGGCGCGCAGATGGACAACAAAGTGAAAGCGCCAATCACCTCCCATGCCGGTTCGATCGACAACCACGAAGTCCGCATCATCTCCCTTGAAGACGGCGGCACCATGACCGTCTACTCGGGCAACGGCGTGTGGACCAACGTGGGCGGCCGGATCGGCGTGGGAGTGATCTGCGGCGGACAGGCCGGGCAAAGCGGCAATGGCGGCACCGCGCAACGTCTCGGCGGAAACCATGGAGGCTACGCCTACGCCGAGTTCGACGCGGCCGACCTCCCGGCAACAGTCGACGTCACCGTCGGCGCACCTGGTACCTCTGCAGGGCAGGCCGGCGGAATCTCGTCGTTCGGCACCTACGTGGTCGGCGCGCTCGGTACGGCCCCGGCGATCCACACCAGCCGCGGCGCGATGGCCTCTGCCTCCGGCCCCGGCGCTGGAGGCAACAACGGCGGCAGCTACGACAACGCCGGCTTCGGCGGGGACGCCTCGGCACTCGCAGCTGGCGGGGCTGGTGGCGCACCGGGCGGCGGAGGCGGCGGCACCGCTGGCCACGGCCAACCGGGCGGCTCGGTGTCGGTCGATTCCCTGACCCCCTGCGGCGGAGGCGGCGGAGGCGCAGGAGGCGGCAACCGTGGCCTGATTAGCACCGCCGGAAACGGCGGTGCCGGCGGTGCGCCGGGCGGAGGCGGAGGAGCTGGCGGTAACTGCGAAATCGGGACCGCAGGCACCTTCGGCGCCGGAGGGGCTGGTCGCGTATTCGTCATTCAATCCGCAGGAGCGTAGATGAGAACTGCCACAGTGCATATCCCGCTCGTCGAGGGCATCTACCCAGGGCGAACGAGGGTTTACAGACTAGATCCCCCCCTCTCGGATCCACACAACGGCCACGTACACGAGTACGTGGCCGTTGTCGTTCAGCCCGACCGCCGGAACCACTATCTCGCCGAAACGCTGGTGTTCGGGGCGAATCCGCTCAACGGCGGCCCGACCGGGCCGAGCATGAAGAAGCTGCCCGGCTCGGCGACGCTCTACTTCGACCCCGACGATCCGGACCACGGCTGGAAGTACGCGCTGCTCGCCCTGGGCGTCACCGACGTCGTGGAGGCGCCGTGAGCACCGGCGACCGCAAGGTGAAAGACCCCGCCGCGGTCCTGGACTACCTGTTCCGGTGGGGTCCGTCCGAACGCAACAAGGACCCATGGTTGGACGACGGCGAAACCATCGTCTCCCACAACATTTCGGTCGACCCCGACGGAGAAGGGCTGACCGTCGAGGACTCCGAGGTCACCAATGACGCAAAAGACGTCTTGGTGTGGCTGACCGGCGGCACGAACACCGTCACCTACCGCGTGGTGTGCCAGATCGTCACATCCCTATCCCGGACCGATGTCCGCTCGATGTTCCTGGAGGTCAGGAAGCGATGACCGCTGCCTTCTCTATGCAATTCACCGCCGAGGCCGAGGTGACCCACGCCGACGGCACAACCGATTCCGGCGCCGAAGACGCCATCACACAGGAGGACTGACCCGTGACCGCTGGCATCAGCACCGCCAATCTGGCGAACAAGATCCTCGACCACCTGCGCGGCGGCACCGCCTGGACGCAGCCCTCCGGCCTGTATGTGAAGCTCCACATCGGCGACCCCGGCAGCGCTGGCACGTCGAACGCGGCCGCGGTCACTACCCGCAGCCAGGCGACGTTCGCTGCCGCCGCATCAGGCGCGATCGCGCTCACCGGCACCAATCCGTCGTGGAGCATGACCACCACCGAGACCATCTCCCACGTGTCGGTGTGGGATGCCTCGACCTCGGGCAACTTCCTGTGGTCGGCTGCGCTCTCGGCGTCGAAGGCCGTCGTCAACGGTGACACGCTGACCCTCACGTCGCTGGGGTTCTCGCTGACGCCGCTGGCCGCGTAGAGGTGCCTCGGTGCCCGCTCCCACGCGCGTCACCACGAACGGCACCAGCACGGCGCAGTCGGGCACCACGGCGACGTCGCTGGTGGTCAACTACCCCAGCGGCAGCGCCAGCGGCGACTACCTAGTACTGCTCGTCGGCACCTACCGCAATGCGACGGGGACCTATACCCATACGACTCCGTCCGGCTGGACGCTAATCGAGAACAACAACCAATCGGGTGCGTCGGACGCCAAGAACTACAGCATCTTCGGACGGTTCAGGGGCGCGGAAACCTCCGTCACCCTGAACTTTTCAGTGGCGGTGTACTCCCTGGCCGCAGTCGTCGCCTATCAAGGCGCGACGGTCGACGCGACGACGCCGGTCAACATCGACGGCAGCACGTTCGACAACAGCTCCTCGGCGACACACACCACACCATCGGTCACCACGACGACCGGCCAGACCGCGCTGGTCGGGTTCGCGTTCGGGGTCCGCACCGCCTCCACGACCTACACCCACACCTGGACCAGTCCAGCCACAGAGGTGGCCGACGCATCAGTGGTGCTCTCGGGCATCTCCGCGGCATTCGGCATCACCGCCGGCGTGGATACCCAGGCCGCCGCGGGAGCGACCGGCACCCGCACCGCCACCAGCTCGGTAGCGGTGGCCGGACGGTTCACCGCCACGGTGGCGATCGCTGGCATCCCGGTCACCGGCGACGCGCCCACCACGGCCACGGCCGGACTCTCAGCCGATGGCGTAAGAGGAGCGCTCGGCGAGGCGTCACTGACCGAGACCGCCGGGCTGACCGGCGAGGCGCAACGCGGTCACAACGTAACCGCATCGACCCTGATCACCGCCGGGCTGACGGCCGCCGCGCAACGCGGTCACAACGCGACAGCCGATACCCAAGCGGTGGAGATCCTCACCGCCGCGGCGGTAGCGAACTTCTCTGCGGCCGCAGACACTACCGTCGCCGCCGGCCTGGCAGCGGCGGCGGCGTGGGACGCGACAGCGGGCGCCTCTACCGCGGTGACAGCAGGCCTGACCTCGGACGCATTCGTGGGCCCGG